TGAAGCTGCTGTACCAACCAACATCATTTATGCAGCACCTGCAAAGGCAGCTCGTATCCCTTCAGCAGCCGAGTACATCTCAGGCATGCTTCAAGGTGGCGAAGCCTTTGAAAAGGTCAGCGCACAACTGAAAGCAGCTGCACCAAACAACGACACGAGCACAGCGCCAGGCACCTTACCTGTCGAGCTGACCACGCCCATCTACAATGGACTTGTAGGCCGTCGCCCTGTCATTGACGCAATCGGAACAAAGGCCATGCCGACCTACGGTGCCACCTACCGTGTTCCTTACGTATCAACACACAACAGCGTTGGACAGCAAAGCGCACAGTTCGACACCCTCACAGCATCGCTCTACGGCGTGTCTTCCTATGACATCACCAAGCTAACTTTCGGTGGCTACGCCGTCCTCTCAGAACAACTGATGGACTGGTCATCGCCTGAGATCATCGGCTCTTTGCTTGATGACATGGCTCGCGTGTACGCATACGAGACCGACAACTACGCAGCTGACCAGTTGCTTGCAGGTTGCACACAGTCACAAGTATTGACAGACCCGACCTCACCATCTGAGTGGGTATCTGACATCTACGACGCAACAGTGACAATCATCAACAACTCACTTGGCAACGTACCGACGCACTTGTTCGTATCTCCAAACATGTTCGGGTATCTCGGAAAATTGGTGGACACAACAGGCCGTCCGTTGCTTGCACCAAACAACCCAATGAACGCCTACGGACAGATGACTCCTGCACAAGGTCAGTCACTTGGTCAGGCTTTCGGATTGACAGTTGTTGTTGATCGTGGTTTCGCTGCAGACACCTGCATCGTTGGTGACCCATCTGGCTACCAGATTTGGGAACAGCAAAAGGGTGCAATCCAAGCTGAAGGCAACACCGGTGTAAGCCAGTTGTCACGCACACTTGCTTTCCGTGGCTACCTCGCCACCAAGATGATTGACGCAACCAAGTTCGTCAAGCTCACCTAATCCGACTGAACTAGAAGGACTGCAGAAGAATGGCTACATACAATCTTGCGTTTCACACACGCTTAGACGGTGTCGTTGTTTTGCAAACCTTTGTCGATACTGACATTCAGGTTCAAGACTCAGTTACGATTGCTGGCTCCGGTCACGACCTCAACGGTACGCACACGGTCATCTCAAACACACCGTATGAGTACCTAGGTCAAGACGATGAAGGCGATCTACTGTTTGATTACAGCGTCATCCGAGAGAACCAGTTTCTCTTCCTCGATGCTGGCGCAGACCTTGAGAGGTCGGTGGCTACCGGGACAGTAGCTACCACCTCGACGGCCTGCACATGGATTACATCTGCAGACGTTCTCTCGTGGCTTGGCATTGCAACAGCGACAGCCAACGACACAGCCTTCGTTACTGTTTGCACGGAAGCAGCTAACGCGCTCGCGTTCAGGCGCAGAAGGAGCGCCGGATACACGGATGCTTTCTCGCCTGCACCGAGTGCCGATGTGAAACTCGGTACAACAATGATGGCTGGAAACCTTTACCGTCAGCGTGGAGCTGCAGGTGGAGAATCGTTCATGTCGTATGAATCAATGCAGGCTGGAGGCTCACCGTTAGCGATGGGCGACATCCTGCGTTTGTGGGGCGTGAACCGTCCACAGGTTGCATAGTGGGTCAAACAAATGACGCTCGCATCAGGCTGGAAACAGCACTGACCGATGCTGGCGTTGTTGTCGTTTCAGACTCACGCAACGCACGGCCTCTCACAGCAATCATCGACCCCCCGACAATCACTCGATCAACAACCAACCAGACTTCTCTGTCGTTTCCTGTAAACGTACTGATGCCACCACCGGGCAACCTCGACGCGCTCATCGCGCTTCTTGATCTGATGGACACAGTCATGCTTGCAACTTCAGCGACAGATGCGTCGCCTACTGTTTACACAGTCGGCAACCAAGAACTACCTGCCTACACGGTGACCGTGCCGTGGGTGGCTTACCCATAAGGAACACATGGCAACTTACAAAGTCATCTCAGAACTCGTTGTCGGCAAGAAGCCGGGCGACTCAATAACTGATGAGGAACTTGACGGATCATCCGTTGAAGCTCTCATCGCAGCTGGTCACATTGAGGCCAGCAAATCAACCAAAACAACCAAGGAAGCAGAGGCCGAATAACCATGGCTATTTATGTACTAAAAGACACACAGGTCACCGTGAACAGCATTGACCTTACAACCTATGCAACGAGCATCGAGTTCGTTCAGGCTGTGGACTCAGTTGAAATCACAGCCATGTCTGCGTCATCAACTAACGGTCACACCTTCACAGGTGGTTTGCAAAACAACTCAGTGACAATCAACTTCAACCAAGACTTCGCTACAAGCAAAGTTCACGCGACCTTGACTGCACTTGTTGGCACACCGACCACAGTTATTGTGAAGCCAACGTCATCTGCAGTAGGCGCAACCAACCCGAACTTCACCTT